CCATTCTTTATACTATTATTTTTTGTCGGACCTGTATGATTCCTTTTTCTATATATCTTATGTTTATTCCTTTTTTTAATAAGTTCTGCCTTGCCCTTTGCCTTTCAGCTTATCTCCAAAAGGAAAACTTTGCTGTCCCAATGAAGGCTGATCAAAGTTTTTAATTACCCTGAAAACATCCATCACATCTTCTCCACCGCCTTCAGATGCCATTCTTAATTCTACAGCACGACGCGTGGTTTCATCAACAGTATCATACATATCTTCAACCATTTCATAGAAATCTATTGAGTCAAAATATGTTACCAAATTCACACAAGTCATAGCAACATCATCATGTCCCATCTGTGACTCATATCTACCGGCATTATTTATACCAAAAGCAGACAGTTCTTCAAAAGTCTTCGTTTCTGTTAAAATAATCTTTTTATGATGTAAGAAGTTTCTAAGTTCTCGTGAATAAGATTCTTTGTTATCTTTTTGAATCTTAACACCCAATTTCATTTGATCGTTTGTAATAGAATGTCTTGTGTATAAGAATATCTCTGGATAAAATTCACGGTGTCTTGAAAGTCTTTCAAAGACCAAGTTACCCTTAAAGTTAATCTCCATTACGATTTTGCAGTTCTCGTGATTATACAAACTAAATGTAAGTATTTCCAAACATTTAGCCATTTCTTCAACGGATAACTTGTTTGACCTAAACATGCCTACTTGCTTTAATCTAAAGAAGCTAGTTTCGTCGGTCCAGTCTCGTGTTTGTCTTATCATAGCTGGAGACTTTGGTTCTAACTTAAATATGTTTATCACGGTAAAGTCACGTCCTACCCCATCACCAATGTCTATTGCAAATATCATCTTATCACGCTTGACATCAGTGTCGGATGGATCGTAGTCAGGGTGCCATCTTAAAGCTTCAGATAAATCAGGATGATCTATGAAATCATCTAATTCAACGTATTTATAGTTTTTGGATATTCTCTTTAAGAAATTTAATGTAGCACTTGAAAGTAATAGCCTTGATGAAGCAAGGAATTGGTTACCGTATTCTTGGTTAAATAGTTCCTCGTTACCTAAGTTGGCAATTTCTCGTTTCTTCCATTCTTCATCTCTACCTGGTACTTGCCACCAATCAACCCTAATTGGATGAAACGCATTCTTACCTTGTAAAGCACCTTGGTAAATCTCATAGAAGAGGTTCATACCATTTGGTGTAGAACATATGATCATCCTCGATATTTGGGAAGATGATAAGGTAGGATAAATTGAACGATAAAACGGCAACAAGAAGTTGCTATGAATATGGGCAAACTCATCCGCGAATAACAAGTGAATGGTAAAACCGATAGCTGCTGTTTTGGTAGTTGCTTGTGAGAATAAACGATTACCATTGTCGAATCTCATACCTGTTACACCACCGCTTACGATACCAGGTTTCATAAAGAACGGTAAGTTCTTTAAGATTACCTTAATCTTGTCTACGATTTCGTTTGTGGTTGCAAGTTTATTTGCAACAACCATACAGTTCCTATCGTAGTGAAAACATAAATACCAGGCAATGAATATCGAAGATGTAACCGTCTTACCGATCTGACGTGATGCAAGCATGACAGTAAAACGATTTTCTTGGAATCCCTTTAACATGTCTTTCTGGTAGTCACGAAGTGTGATTCTTCTAATACCTTCATCGGTCATGGAGAAACAATACTTCTCGCCAAAGTAAACTACATCGGCAGCACATTTAGCTAGTTCTTGAAGTTCTTCTTGTGAATAATCAAAAACTACATCAGCACCACGATATGCTGTGTTTTGATCATAGAATGGAGAAAAGTCAGCAGTAAGACCGTTGTCAATTCTCTCAACTACTTCTGCAATCTTTTTACTGTTCCAAATCTTCCCTGTCTTCGACATCTTTATCCTTTTTAATTGTTGCGTCTGCTCTCTTTTCAGGAATTGCTTCTCTTAACATTTCCATTAACTGCTTACCACCGCGAAATTGTGCACCACCGCCTTCTGTTTCAACAGAATAGTCGCCGGGTGCTAATGAGGTAGGTTCTTCTGACTTCTTAATACGATAGTCTTCTTTCAAGTTTTTGTAGTTTTGCTCCATGATAACCATGAATTGTGCAAGATGTTTTACAATTTCCATCTTTGACCTTTGTAATGAAGCAAGCACTTCAAAAGTTCTTGGGTGCGTGTTCCCGTTGTCTATCTCTTCTAATAACTTGATGATAGCATGTTCTGCTGTTTTCATTTGAAACAGCAAGTTGGAAACAGTGATCTTGTCAACTGAGTTCTTTTGCTTAACGTAAGGTATTTCTGATATGATATCTTTATCAAGATAGAACTCGGCAATAGAATCAACTATACTTGTTGAAGTTTTATCAGATTCATCTTTGACTCTATGATAGTCTAGAAACCCTGATGCAGATCTTGTTGGTAAAATGTTTTTTGCTTCTTGTACCGCGTTTTGAACATCAACTGTATCAATAGCGATTAATCTCTCAAGCTCGTCTTTCAAGTCAAGCTCTCGCTTTCTCTCTGGTGTATCTTTTCTTGGCATATTATTTAGTTTTACCGCTCCAAGGCAACAGTAATCTTGGTACAGCGTTGTCAATGATTATTGCAAACTGTGCATCTTGAACTATAGTCTGATTCAAGATTGTCATCTGTTTCATTAAGTCGGTCTCAGTTTTGTTAAATAGTCTTATGTTAGTATACAGCAAGTTACTTGCCGGTAATCTGTAGTTGTAATTATTTCCAACCGCGGATCTAGGAACTGCATTAGCAACTATGGCCTTTGAGTATATATTCTCCAAGTCTGTCGTCTGGATAGGAGTGACTTCGGTTTCATTCCATTTCCTTATCCAAACATCTAATGCCATTTGATTATAGTAATTATTTACATTTAAAAAGAATGCATACCATGAACCCTCTATAACATTATTTGGGATTGCAAACACATACTCTTCGCTTGTTGACTTAAATACAAAATATCTACTTGCATATAAAGAGAACTTCCAACCTGACGCAGTACTTTCATCATAACCGTCAAGAAGCACTGTTTCGCTTGATTTTTCAGCAATGTATCCTGATTGAAAATGCCAGCCGGAATAAGTGTTAGCTACAAAGTCAAGTACAGTAGGATGGACAGCCATTGTGATAGTTAAACCATTCATAGTAGAAACTTTACTAAGAAATCTACCGTAAAGACTAAAGCCGTTAAAGCGAGTTATCTTAATAACATCACCTACTTCATAATCACGGTTTTGCACAGGTATGTTAAATGTAATCTGCCCTGGAGGCGTAGTAGGTGGAATTAAGATCGTGCCTTTGATTGGATCTTTTGGAATAATTACTTTTGGTTTTAATTCTTGGAACCACCCTGTTAGAGATCTTTCTTCTGATGGATCTTCTGTAAAAACAGATTTTTCTCTGTATACTACAGCATCTGTAAATGTATTTGCGTTTACATCAAATATTGATCGTAAGTCATATTGAGATTCTGAAAGGTAAATACTATAGTTCTGAATTATTGACTGTGAAATAACAAGATCGTCATTTACATTTAAACGAACTGGGTCATAGTCACGTGATCCAATCTTAGGATCGTATTGTTCAGGCTTTGTAGTTTTAATTTCATCCTGTCTAACTTCTTCACCAAATCTTTCTTCGGCGTCCCATGTCAGATTATCAAACTGTTCACGCAAGTCAGTTGGTTCGTATCTGTTAGACTTAGGTTGATACTTCTTAAGCGAAACTTTCCAATAAACTTCTCGCTGCATGATGTCACGCCATAAGTATGAACTTTCAATTTCATATATACGATTAACTAACGGAAAGTAAATGATGTCGCGTTTTTGCGGCCCTGTCCCTATGCCAAAAATGCTTTCATAGTAATCTTTAACTATGTGAATTTCAAAAGGCATCTCAAAGTCAAGACCCATTGGATTAAAGGTAATCTTGCTATCAGGGAATTCATTTCCTGGCACTAATACTTTTACGCAGCAAGGATCATCAACATCGTAGAGTGTCCATTCATGAAGTGTAAAGTCTCGGCCGTTATAGAGAGGATTTGCTCTCGCATACATTATCTCGTGGCCAAACATTTGGTTTATTGTATACGATAGCTCTTTATACAAAGCAACTGCTGCATTTACCGCATAAGGCTTAAATGTAAAGTTTTCAATCTTTGTAAGATTGCTAATGTTTCCTTGTTCTGAAACAGTAAGAGGTGGTCTATATCCTAAGAATTTATCATCAGCGTCTTCACATTGAGTAAATTCTACATATATGTCATTAATGGTCATAGGACCACCGGCGACTAGCGTATATCTAAAATCAACGTATAGTTCACTGCATGCATCAAGAATGACTTTGCTGATATCAGCTATGTCCATCCAAGATGTCTTAAGTTTATTCGAAGTACTCCATCTAAACTCTTTTTTCAGGGTGCCTGGACCAGAGGTTTGATCAACCACCTTAGTCAGTTTATTCACATAGTAAAAGGGTTTAGTAGGATTCTGAGAAAAGACAGCGAAGTCTCCAATCTTAGAAAGTGTAGCAATGCAACTCAAAGTGGGTGAATATCTTTTCTTTATATATCACCCAAACCTGGAGGTTAGATTACTTCATCTATAATTTTGAGTTTAAGTGCTTCTTTTGTGGTGATGTACCAATCTTGTTTTCTCTTGTAAATCTTTTCAAGTTTTTCTCGAGTAATAGCAGTATTCTCGATTGTATGATCTTCAATGATTTCTTGTAGTTTCTTTGTCTGAATGACTGATTCTTCCATTTCTTTAACCGTGCCCCAAGCCATGCTTGAAACTTGATGATATAGAAGAGTTGCTTTTTGGTAAGCAAATCGACGATGACCTGCGATAGAGATTAAGAAACCACAGCTCATAGCACATCCTGTTACGATTGTATGAACTGGAACTTTACTTGACTTCATAATACCTAAAAGTCCCAGGCACTGATATACAGCTCCACCGTAAGAGTCAACGTATAACTTAATAGGCTTTGGTTTGTATTCCAAATCATAAGCAGCATAGATCTTAGTTAGCTGTTCATCATTTTCATTTATATCCAGGATAGCTTTTGTGATTTCATTAATGCTTGCTTGGTCAACTTGTTTTGCTAAGTGTAAAGATCTCTCTTTAGGTTGTGGTAATGTTACTGCCATCAGTCTTTAATTAGTTGTTCAAAATTCTTTAATTCTTTTGCGAAGCCTTCTCCCAATATAAGAAGCGCATCATCTACGTCTCGTCTAGAAACTTTATGTATTTCGCAGTACTTGCGGATAACTGCATCATCAACAGGCTGTGCTGCTTTCTTTGCTTCTTTAGCCTTAGAAGTTTTAACATACATCCATTGCGGTGTTCTGCTATATCTTTGACTTAAGAGAGATTGCCAAAAAGTTACTGCTTGCCCTGGGTTAATCTTGATGTGATTAAAGTAAGAAGCTTGAATAGGAAAACCAATACTGCATAAACGATTAATCATAAAGAAATGTTTTCCGCGTTCATGCATTTTAGTTTTCCTAAACTCTTCAGGTTTAGCAACCATATCATTTATGAATCCAAATAAGTCGCTCATGCAATTTGTGTATTTGTTATTTTATTCACCAACTCTTTTAAGTTCTTTGCTCTTAGTGCCAATTCATACTCTTCAGTAGAAACAAAGTAATTTTGAGCAAGATCTAAACTTTCTGCCATATCCTCGCGATGCATTGTGATGTCAGCAAACGGATACTTAGAAGTTGAACTTGTATAGAACTCAATAACAACTAATTCGTCAATCATGGAATCAGCCAGCATTTTTTCTGTTGCATCCATTGAAGTTTCATGAAGAACGTTTTCGTTCTCTCTTGACCATTCAACTAATATGTCAGCATCTTGTTCTATATGTACTCGAGTAGGTTTCATTTTTAAAGTTTGAATTGTGAAAATATGTCTGCTTCAAAGGTGCGGGTTCCGCTAATGAAACGAGTTCCTTCAAGCAAGAAGTTCATGTCGTAATTGTGAGCACTCAAGATTGACGTATGATCTTTTTCATAAGCAGCTTTGAATTTCTCTACGATGTCAGCAGGAATTACTCTTTCATCAAGAAACACCAACTGCAGGTTTCTCTCTAGTCTGCTCTTAACCGCCTCAGCAGGAGCAACCTGCTTACAAGTTGAATTGATACCGTTAGAAACCTCAAGTGCTCTGTTAGGCAAGTCATATACATCGGTTATAGGTTTAACCGTTTGCATTACTTCATAAATACGAGCGGCTTTGGTTGGTGTAACCCTATAGGTTCTTCCCTTGTTTTCCCATGTCCAGATTGACGGAACAGTATCTCCAGCATCACCAATGATTACTTTTTCAAAGATAATGTAATCAGGGTCAATTTCTTCTACAGGAATTGCGGAAGCAGCCTCGGCGATTAGATCTTTACTGCGGTTCATGAAAGTAGAAGCATCAAATAAATCATAATCTTCTTTCTTAAGCCACTCAGAGAATCCGTTCGGTGCCACGATCTTGCGGCTCTTAGAGTTTGGATTGTACACAACGATAAAGTTTTTGCCGTTGCACTTGATACATTGTGTCAAGTCTTTATCGCCGGTAATGATGATAGCATCTTCGCCTTGTTGAAAAAGTTTCTCTGCCCACAAGTACATCAAGTCATCACCCTCAGCGCGTTCTTCTTTAGAAACGATGATACCTTTTTTCTTTAAGATAGTGCCAAACTCATTCATACATTTGTAGAATGCGTCCCAATCGATAACTGACTCGTCTTTCTCGCGATTAGTTTTGTAACCACCCTCCTCTATAAGAACTTCTTTTCTCCAAGATTTTGAGTCAATAGTAAAGATGATACGGCTAGGATTGCCGAAAGAACGAATAGCGTGAGTCATGTCTGTCGCGATTTTGCGAATGAACATTTCTTGGTCAGTGTCAGTGCTTAGTACTTTACCTTTCTTTGCGTAGCTGCCAAAAATGAAAAGTGTTTTGTAGAACAAATAGTTCCCGTCGAATATAAGATTCATATAGTTTACTTTAGTTTTATATACTGCGAAAGAACTATAGTTCTTTCGCCTTGCGTTGCCCTAACTTCTTAGTCGAGTATCTGACAGTAATCTCAGTGAAAGCAACTTCATTTTCAAAATTGTATTTGTCAAATCTGATGATGCCTTCTTGTGTAAATCTCTCGATAGGTTCCCCACATTGTAAGTTTAAGAAAGTTGGTTCATCTACTACAAGAGTATCTCCAACTCTATATTTCACAGGGTAGACTTCTCTGCCTGAACTTTCTTTAATCTCCTTCTTAACAATAAGTTTGTATTCTGTGTGTATCATGACGATTAAGCGTTTAAAGATTCGTAATACAATTGTTCATATGTTTTGTTCTCAGGGTTCTCGTACCAAGGAGTATCATTCTTCCATTCGTAATGTAGGTAGTACTTAGATTCAGAAAGATAGATTAGTTGGTAGTTGCCAGAAGAACAAGAATCATCAATGTAGATATACCCTTTCTTGATGAGTGAAGAAAGCACCCCGCGTAATACTCGAGAGGATTTGCCAACAGGACGAACAAGATCATTTACATCCATGTCAGAAAAACCAGGTTCTGCGTATAGACCATCAATGATTGCTTGTAAAGTTTGTTTCTCTAGAACGGTAAGGTTCTCTTTGTCGACGATTTGTGAAATTTCCATATTGATTAATTAATTATAGTATAAAATTAACCAATAAAAACTTACCATGCAAACTTTAGTGAAACTTTTTTCACAAAGTTATTAACAATAGTTCCACTTCTCCATGATGCGTTTAATGTTTGCTTCAAACTGTCTCATCAGAACAGGTAGTTCATTAACCATTGGTATGTTACCCTGAAAAACCATTTCTCGTTGAAGATTGCCTTCACGGTCAACAAAGTACATATAGGATCTTGCGCCTATCTTAACGATATCGAATTTCTTTTCGTCAAGTTTGCTATACTTACTCTTAATGTACTTCTTTACATCAGATACTCTCTTGATCTCCATATTCTTCCTCCTCTGTTTTTTCTACTTTAGTGAACGGGTACTTGCCCTTAATGTTTGCGTTAAAGTAAGAGCCTTGCGAAACAGCTTCGCAAAAAGCATGGTAAATATCTTCAGGAACTTCTCCGTACTTATATGATGCACCTGATACAAATTCAATTACTAATTCATTATAGTCAGGAGTCCAGTGTGAACTTGTGATTAAGGAAGATTCCCATAGTCTTCCTTCTGTTGTAACGATTTCCATATTAACTATTCATTATCATTTGACATTCATAAACTGCGGCAACCATAGAGATTGCAGGATCAATCACGGTTACTCTTTGTGATTGATAGTGTGCTGCCTTAATTACAACCTGCGGTATCTTGCCTGCAAGTTTAGGTTGATTTTCCTTGATGTATTCTGGAAGTTCTCCACCAAGAGAGGCGAGAACCTCATCAACCTTAGCACCGTAATTTGTCATCATGAACTTGTAAGTTTCTGATGGGTCAGGTTTAGGGCTACACACAAGTTCGAAGATATCTCGGAAAGAATAGTTAAGTTGCTTAATATCTTCAACCTTAATTTCTTTAACACCTTGAATGATAAAGTTTTGCGTCTTGTTTAAGATAGAACGCATGTCAGGAAAGTTTCTCTTAACGAACTCGATGACTGCTTCTTTTTCAATCTCAATTCCTGCTTGTTTAAGAATAGTCCAGGTTCTCTTAATGAATTCTACCATTACTTCTTTTTCTTCTTCTTTATTAAGAAAGTCAAATGATATACATGTGAACCGTGATTGCACAGGATCTGGTACTTTATTAATGTAGTTACAAGTACCAACGAAGCGAGCAGTTGCTGCAAACTTTTCAATAGTAGCACGAAGAGCTTTATAGAATTGGTCAGAAGCACCGTCCATCTCATCAAGAATTACTACCTTATACTTTTCAGCGCCATCAAGTAAGCTGATAGTTGAGCACCAATTCGTAATCTTTTCTCGAATAACATCTACAGAACTTTCATCAGAAACATTTATGTATAGGAAAGGATAGTTATTCGCAAGTACTTTAGCAAGTGATGTCTTACCTAAACCAGGAGAACCATAAAACAAGTAGTTTTGTTGAAGTTCGCCGTTTCCTATGCTTTTGCGAATCCTATCAGGTAGGATCATTTGCTCCAATGTTTTGGGGCGGAATTTTTCTGTAAATAGTTCTTGGATCATTTATTTTAGATTTGATAGTTATATTCAAAAAGTATACTTTAGTTCTTACAAGTCCCAGATAGATTTCTTTTTCTTAAAGGATCTTTTCATTTCCCACCAGAGCATGAGTTTTTGTATAAGTCTTTTCATGTTTTTTCTTTCTTCTTTTTTCTTAGGGAATCTTCCGTGATTTCCCATGCTGTCATAATCAGTGCAGTATGCCATAGGTGAAGGTAGATCGCTGTAATGACAATATAGGTCTTCTTTATTTTTCATTTTCGATATCATAGTTTTCGGGATAATTTTTCTTGTCTTCTGCTTGGCCTTGCTCATAAAAGTCTCTTTCAATTTGATCAGCCATATCATTAAGTTCTTTGCAACCGTAAATGGAAATACGTAAGTCGTACCACTCCCACTTGGTTTTCCAATCTATGAAACGGTAGCCTTTAAGAAGTTTGCGTTGAAGATTGTGTAATGTAAAGTTGCGTACTCTAACAATTGATCTGTCATTTCCAAAAACTTCTAAGAAACGAAGAAACCATCTTGGGCACCACTTCGGTTTTGCTTTCTTGTCCATCGCCCATACTAACGGCATGATAGCTTTATAGTAACGGCTGAGTTCTCCGTTCTGATTGTACTTGCTTACGTAAATGTAACCCAAGTACTCATACTTTTCATTTTCATCTTTGGGAAAAAATATAAAACGAATATCATCCAATGTTACTCTTCTTGTTTGAATCATGCCTTTCTTACGGCTTCTCCAAAATAACATACTATTGCCAAAGTCTTTTAGCTTTTGCGTAAAAGTTCTTTGGTCTTTAATGTAGAATTTAGTTTTCTTGCTCACGATTAAATTGTTTGCGTTTATATTCAAATGTTGTATAAAGGTTCTTACTTAAAGGGCGTACCTCCAACCCAAAACACAAGTGACTTTCTAGTACCTGCTGTTACTTTTTCCACCATGTGCGGTATGTAAGTAGGATACGCAATGAATGAACCTTGCGATCTTGGCACTGTATGAATACCACCTGCCATAAAATAAAGGTTACCGCCTCGGTAGTCATCAGATGAACTTAGTTGAATTGACACAGCAATCTTTCTTCCGCTAAATGGTGGAGGTGATGCCATATCTACATGCCAATCATAATGATCGCCTTCTTGGTATTCGCAGTACATAATGTGTTCCACCATGTCAATAGGATCAAATTGCCACATCTCATCGTTAGCAACTTTGACTAGGTCATACAGTCTTCCGTATAACCAAGCTGTCTCATCATTGTAGTCTATCCAACCTCCTCGACATGAACGAACTTCCGGGTTATATTCACCGTCCACAGTTGCGTCTATGAGTTCAAGTTTCTTTGTGATTTCTTCTATGCGTTTGATTTCTTCTTCAGTTAAAGCAGAATCAATTACGCCTGGAGAAACCAGGGAAACTTCTTTTTCTTCGTGAAGGGCTTGACCGATTGCTATCATGCGATTTCGTTTGATACAATTACATGGTAAGCACGATTGTTCTTAGGAAGAACAGTTATCCACTTTTGTGTTTTGCAGTATGAAACGATGTTATCATATTGCTGCTGTGAATATACATTTCTGCCGTGACCGGGGTTTAGACGACGCCCTAGAGGAATGTCCTTTAAGTATGGAAACTTTAAGAGTTCAATCTCACGATAGAAATGTCCCAATGTTGGGTAATACTTTGTAGTCTTTAGCACTTCTTTAAGTTGTGCAATTACATTTAGGGTTTTCTTTTGAAATTTTGGCATGTTATATGTTTTAGAAGTTATTGTTGTTTGGATTAGCAGTTCTTGGGTACTTTTCGATGATACCAAAGATTTCGGAAATCTTAGCACCTAGTTCAGAATCTACATGAGTAATTGAAGCAAGTTCGTGCGAAAAGATTGCGACATCAGAATAATCATATCCGTCAAATGCACCGTATAGCCAGTTCTGCATTACGATTGTAGAAGATCCTAATGGACAATCATATAGATCATCGATTGTGTCAAGAATCATGCGACGTGTTTCAGAATCCATGTTTTCGTGACGATTAAAGTAAGTTACCTGTTTTTCCATATCGATTAATTAATTATAGTATAAAATTAACCATTTGTTTTGTGATATGCAAATTTTTATGAAACTTTTTTCATAAAGTTATTAACAAAAAAACCAGGGGCCCGGACCCCTGGAAAAAACTCAATTCCATCACAGAACCGAGAAATGTTTTTACATGCCCATTCCAGCATTCTGAATTTGTTGAGCCAGTTTCATATCTTCAAGATCTTGTTGTGCTTTCTCTTTCATCATTCTTTCATTTGTTGATATATCATCTTGAGACATTTTTAAGTATTTCTCAACCACGAACTTAGGAGTAAAGTAAGGCACATCAACGTCCATTCCGGAAGCATCTTTCTTCTTATCCATGATACCCATCATTGAGGTGACAAAGTCAACTCGTTTCTGCATGATATCCATATTCTTAAGTTCTTCAAAGACGTTATCTTTATTATACGTTATTGCAAGCGTAGACTTAAACAATTCATCTTCAGCTAATTCAGGGTACATAAGTCCCATTTGAATAAATAGCGGTTTAAGAATAATTTCTTGGTAAATTGAACGAAGACGAGTAATGAATTTAAAGAAACGTATTTCTTCTCGGTCAATACCGTCAGCAGCAACTGCATATTGGCCGCCTCCGCCTCCGCCCATACCTTTGTCAAAGCGGCCAGCTGGTATCTTAGAGTCTTCAATAAGTTTATCTTTAAAGTATTGTAATTGCGCCGGGTCACTAAGGTCAAATCCTTCGCCGCCCATTACAGAGATATCTGGGGATTCGCCGTTCTTTGACGGGAATAAGTAATTCTTATAGAATTGCATTGAAGGCGATCCGTTAATAGAAAGCTCTCCAGAATCTTGATTAAGATTAATGTCTTCCTTGTAGATGTTAATCATTTCAGCAAGAGCTTCTTTTGCTTTCTGTGGAGATTTTGTACCAATAGGGACAACCATCTTTAAGCGATAAGACGAGTTCATGATGTTCCAAATTACTCGGCTATTCTCCATGATACGAAGAAGGTTAAACGAACGAACCATTCTCTCAACATATGATACACGTCCGGTAAAGTTACCCTTTGCGTATGATATGTAAATAATTTGCGAATCAAGAAGAACTCTTTTCATTGATGGCACATCTTCGTATTGTACCCAAATCTTCTTGTAAACACCATCGCTAGATTTCTCAACTCCCGGTCTTAATGAGATAGGGTCAAGTTCCTTAAAACCTACGATGTTTTTACCATCCGGGTCAAAGATGATTTCAAAAGCAATGAAACCGTCAATAAGTAATTGTCTAAAGTATGCCCATCCGTCATGACCCTCGCTAAAATGAAAGTGAGAATAAATCTTTTTGAACTGTTGGTTAATTTCTGCTACGATTTCCTTTTGTGTTTCAGGCGAAAGAATTTCGCGTACCTTAGTAATATCAGGCGAACAGAAGTAATTTGAGTCATCATATACGATAGCCTCATCAGCAATAGTATCAATGATAAACTCAATCTCAGGGTTCATCGCAAACTTTCTTAAATAGTCTCTTCTTGCTTTATAGTCTTTATCAAAGAAGGCAATAAACTTCTTGTGACCAACGTCAGAAAGTGCTAATGAGTATAAAAATTCTTCGGGTAGATATCCCTGGTTACCAAATTCAGCTTCGGTTACACCGACCGCTCGTGATTGCTTAACCACCATATCGTCATACCGCATACCGAGGTTTGCCAAGTTCTTAAGACTCTTGGAAAGTTGCCCAAATATGGGATTAACGCCTATTCTATCAATAAATCCTGCCATAACATTTGTTTAGTATATATCTACCCACCTGGACGGGTAAATCTCTTTTGTATTTTCTTTGAACCCTCTGGGTCTGGTTTTCTTGGTGTCTTTGCTTGTTCAGCTCTAAACTTAGTGTACTCCGTCCATACCTTAGCAGGCGGCATTCCCATAAATTCTTTTGGAACAAAATAAGGTATGATTTCCCAATCGCCAAATTCTATAAGAACTGGTTCTGTGATTCTAGGCAATATGTAATTTCTAAAACCCCACTTGTAACCAAGTTTACCTCCTGTATCAAACATCTTTGAGATAAACTCCCAGTTCTGTAAGTTAATGATTGCGTTCTTCATTAGGCCTACTTGACCTTTACCAACGAGTTCTTTTGCTTGGTCAATATCTTTCTTAAAGGCATCTTCATAAATAGACAAAAGCTGAAATCGTTGAGATTCTGGGAAATAGTTTAAGTTAAGACCTTGCAAAATAAGATTACCGTTTGCTGTGGTAGATTGTCCATGAACCAGTACAAAAGGTCGCTTATCGTAATAAGGAAGTTGTTTTGCGTACAACGGGTCGTACTTGAATGTGTAAAAACGTCCTGGTATAAAAAACTTGAGTTTCTTCGCTAGAACCCTTTCGCCTGGATCAAATAATTCCTCTACCTTAAACGGCTGCTTAAAGTATTTTTTCTCCAAGTAAGGATAAGCATCTTTACGAAGCTTGTCTTTATCTTTGACATTGTTATATCTTGTGAACGCGTTATCTAACATTACTTTCTAAATAAGAAGTCTTCAGTCACTACTATAAATTTGTAACCTCTCCCTTCTGCATATTGTTTTGCTGCGGCAAATTTTGCTCTATTGGTTAACCAGGTAGATAAAGCATAGTTATAGTTCTTAAGTTTCTTGGTGGTCATATTACCTTCAAGAACAGGCTGAACTAACGAGGCTGCCGGTTTCACCTCTGCTATAAAATCTTCGAAGCCATCATCTCTGCGTACACGCATGTAAAAGTCTACGTAATAAGTATGTTCGCGGCCATCAATTGGACTCATGTATTTTATCCCAAGAGGCTCAGATGACCACTTTAATACTTCATCATTAGTATCACAATATCTACAAAAACGATATTCCCAAGAAGATCGGTAAATGATTTTTGTAGAATCGCCTATGTACTTATCAGAATTTTCTAATTTGTAGTAACCCTGTCTGTACCCGCTTTTGTGTGTAGGTTTGTTTGATTTTATACCACTCATAATGAATACTTTATTAATCATTAATAGCAATTTTCTGCCATAATGATTACTTTATTATACATTATAGACTATACAAGTTCTCGTTACTTAATGATACCTGGTCAGTTGAACTAAGAGGGTGAAGTTTTCTCCAGCCTTTAGCAAAGCCGTTCTTTATGATTTGTGTATAATAAGCAAAAGGGTATTTTGACTTTTCAGGATCATAACTTCTCCAATACTTTACTACATCCATTAAAGCAAAAGCTATACAGTCTTTGCGATCTTCTTCGTCTTTATATCGTAATTTCTTAGACGCTCCTTCTGCCATTAGCATAAGCATCTCAACCGCTCTGGGTGTTAATTCATTCTTTTCTTTAGAGAGTAGTATTTCTTTTCTAAACTCATCAGGGTTAACGTAATTTGCCATAAATTTAATTAGTTTGGGTTTGCCGAGGCAGATACCTCAGATTCAGTGTCTAGACTTTTCAGATAAGATGTTAATTCAGAAACACAGATATCTAAAGAATCAAAGGAAAGTTCTGAGTTTTCCTCAACAGTTTTCTTTAGCTCAGTGATATCTGAAATGATAGCCTTAACTGAGTCAGACAATCCTGAAACAAATCCTGTTAGCTGGTCTGGTTTGTTTTCACCAGTTTTGGGATTCGATTGGGTATCGGTCTCAGAATTATATACACCATACTCAATTAGTTTTGGGATCTCAACGTATTTCTTAAGTACCTTTACTTTCTTTGAACCACCAATCATAATAGTAACCTCATCTTGGTCACCGCCGCTGGTAAATTCAACTGCTTTAACAAGGACTTCTTCCCCAGCGCCATCGCCAGGGAAGTCCTTGGAAAGTTTTCCTTTTACGTATTCATCAGATTCTTTAAGGCCAACGGTGGCACCGTCACCTTGCGTAGTTAGTTCTAGATCATTGCCCGGCTGAGCCTCAGACTTTTTCTTAATGACCTCTACGTCGTTTGTGGAAACTATTTTAGTAGTTCCATCCTCAAGCTTTATCGTAAGAGTTTTATCGCTTTGATTAAAACCCGTGATTATTGCTTTTTTTTTAAGTACTCAACTTCATCGCCAACGTTAGCACCTTCAGATACGTGTGTAAGGTCAGTAATTTGTTTTTGGATGTTGTAGTACTCAGTTTTAAGATTTGAGATTTCTTCGTCAATAGCAGAAACCAATTCTTTAATCTCTTCACTTTCACGAATTTCAACGTCAGCGATGCTGTCAATTTGTTGCTTTCTTTCTTCAAGATGTTTGATAGCAACAAGATATTCAGATTTCTCTTCGTTTAACTTATTGATTTTTGCTTCTTCGTTAACGATAAATGTATCGAATGTTAGTCCTAAATCAAAGTTAGCAAATTCTAACATCAAGTTACGAGACTGAACCGCGTTGCAATCATTATAGAATTTACTTTCTTTCATGATAGTATCTATCGTATTGATATATGTCTTATCACCAAGTACGAAGATATCAGCGCGACGATTAGGATTGTTCTTAGGGTAAACCGACTTAACGAAATCAAGTTCGAAGATTGCGTCCCAGTTCTCAACGATTTTACCCACCGCTGTAATAACTTCCTTCTCATCGAAACGAAAGATTCCAGAATTAAGGTATACTGCGTGGAACTCATTGATTGTTACTTTTTTGTTATTGATGTAGATTCCTAACCCTTCAGTTTCTTCAACAAGTTCTACCTTTTTATCTTTTGAGAAGATTTTCATACGATTCTCTGAAACTTCAACGTTTGGCTGACTCATGAATGCAGACAAGAAAGTAAAGTAGTCAGGTAATCTTTTGTATTCTTCTTCAACAAGAGGGCGCATGTTATTTCCGCTCTTAACGTATGCTTTGCCATTCACAGCAAAAATTTCATCAGACTCGGTAACAATAACCGGCGAATAAACTTTACCAATAAATGCGTTGCTTACATTACCTTTAAGTTGAAAAGATCTTTCAGACTCAACTACTACATTGTAAAGAGCTTTAATAGAAGGATCATAAGCATGTTTGCTTAAGCTTTCAATTAATTTTGAACGGTTAGTAGAAGTTCTGCTATTTAAGTAAGCATCGATATCTTTTTCTAATCCTGACATAACAAAGTTAGATCTTCCGCTTTTAGCTTCATGAACAGCTTTGTAAATCTTGATGTCTTCTGCATATTTATCACAGTTAGCAGAAAGTGTAGATAAAGATTCTTTAATTGCAGGCTCGAATGTGTAAGCAGTTAAAAGAGAGATTAAATTCTCAGCAACCAACCACTCAGGCTGATTTTCTAAACTTCCTAATTTCTCAAGCATGTATAATAAACTTGGGTGTTTTGAAAGATCGCTAGAAGCAGCTGCCTCAAGAACTTTCTTAACACCTAAGTTATTCATTCCGTGAATTCTCTTTTCGATTTCAACGAACTGCTTTACTTCAGATTCTTGTATATTCTCTAATGCAGCGATTAGAGATTCTGCGATAGCATTCTCAGCTTTTGCCGCATCAGCAGGCGAAAGATTAAGGTAAGAATACTCTGCGTGCTTCTTAAGTGCTTCGTTACATGCCGCGATAGCATCGGCGGATCCAGTTTTTGATATGAATCCTTCAATTCTTGTTTTGATTTTTAACATTTCTCAAAGATTATTTTCTTGTAGTATATATCTTGTTTTGTTCTTCATTTTTATCATTGGATCTCTATTTTTCCAATGACAGGTTCCACCTCCACAGTAGTTGCTGTAAATTGTCCAGTAACTACAGTATTTATCTCTATAAGATTTAGTCCTGCGTTAAATGATGTGATCACAGATCCGCTAGGTATTCCTATTCCGGTAACAGTCTTTCCTGTTAAGTTTCCGCTTTGCAGCAAAGTTCCAACAGAAGGAAAGACGTTTGTAATTTGTTTATTAGCCGGTGAAGGTAAAGTATTGTCAACATCACCTGTGAATGTAATTGTGTTTAAAAGATACCCGTAAGTAAGTTCAGTGTTTGCGTCTTCTATCTTAATCTCAATTTCATTAAGAGGTGTTACCCAAAAGTTAGCTCCTGAAAAGCTTATAGTTGCACTAGTAACACTGCCACTTTGAACTACTGCCTCAATACTTGGTGGTATCGGAGGCTGTGCTGGGTTAGGGACCGGGCCAATTACTGACATTTGAATGGAATCTCCGTTAGTGTAAGAAAAGCCTTGGTTGAGAACTACCACTGAATCAACTGAACCAAACACATTTGTTATGGCTCTGATATATGCGTCTCTACCGGTGTCAGAAATAACTGCAAGTTTTTGGGGTTCTGAATCGATTTCATTTCCATTGGTGTCAAAGAATGGAACTTTCCAATCATAAGCACCATTGTTATTAATGTTGTTGGCAAACTTTATCCAATTAGAAGATCCAAATAGTCTGTAGTATAGGTTAACTCTTTGTATAGGTCCTGTGTTTGTCCAGGTTATCGGTAAAACTCCGCCAGAGAAATACTTTTCATTTGCTTTTGGCGTTTCTATGCTAAATCTTGGCGTTGCATATCTTTCAGAAGAAAGATCTTGCTGATTAAACCCTGATACACGGTTTGAGTTACTTCTTTCAGTCGACGAGTCAAAGACTGGGTAATAAGTTTCAACAGTTATGCCAAATTTAACAGTCGTTCTTGCATTTGTTTGATATGTAAACTCAAAAGTTTTGTCTACAGTATAGTCTTCAGAAAAACCGGCTTGACATGGTATTCTTAAACCTCTAAAGTTAACTGAGAATACTTGTACTTTATAGAATGTTTCCATGACTGCTTGTTCAATCTTGAAAGCATCTAAGTTAGTATCCACTTCTACCTCTACATCAAAATTCATGGTGATAGGTAAAGAGTTTAAGTACGCGCTGTATGTTTGTAACTGTCCGTTTACTTCCTTGACGTAATTACCTCTTACGAAACGATGAGTCATTTTTGCTGTGTCAATGGTCTTTGCTGTCATTGTCACAATGCCTCTTGGTATTACATCATAGTTACCGTCTGCGTGACGTGGGTTAATACAATCATTCCACTCTAAGAAGTAGTCTTGTAAGAAACGTTCGTCTCCACCCATGTTATAGAAAAACGGAACATATACCGTATCTATAGATGTATCTGATAAGATGTTATCAAAGAACACTTTGCTGTTAAGCAAGTTAACGAAACCTACTATAACAGCTCGTGAATGAACGTTATCAGTGTTGTACTTATGTAAAAATTCTCCCATTTAAGTATATATCATTCAATCTTTTCCAGCTTAACATTGGAAAAACCGTTGTTCTTTGCGATTTCTAAACGATAGTCAAATATCTCTGTAGGTAATTGACTATGGTTTATCACAAATATGTTTAAGTTAAGTTCTCTACAAGTCTTATGTAAAACTTTTAATATGTGGTAAATGCCGTCACTATCTATAGATGAAAAGATTTCATCAAGGAATATAAGGTTTACTCCAGCAAATTTCATTTTCATTAAACGAATAAGAGCAAGCAACGCAGCAAAGTCAATCTTCTTTCTTTCACCGGTACTTAATTGGTCAGGTGAAACATTAAAACCAAGATGTTGTATGCTAACTTCAAACTCTTCATTAAAGGAAACTCGATAGTCCATGTTTAAGTCCTGTAAAACTTTACGAATTTCAGAATTAAGCAAAGGCAAGATTCTTTTGATTGCGGTTAACTTGACACCTTTATCCCCAAAGATATCTTCAATGATTTTGTAAAAGTTTGCTTTCTTTTCTTCAATATCCTTGCGATGAATTGCTTCATCTTTCTTTGTCTTGGAATCATCTATGATATTCTTAAGAGAAGCTGTTTGACTATCATCAATCACTGAAGCATCAATGTTTTGGTATTCTTGTAAGAGAGACGATCTTTGAGTTGACGCAACGATCTTATTCTTGTTCATCGTTTCGTACATTTCTCTTAACTTGGATCTCTTGCTATTTACTTCTTCTTGCGAAGAACGAATCTTAGCAATTTCAGTTTCAGCTTCTTGATTTTTCTTTATGTATTCCTCAAGAAGGGATTTATGATAGTCTGATGTTAAATCACTTTCACATGTAGGGCACTGCCCGCCTTCAAAGAGACTGATCTTTTTATGACGATCTTTGCATTCATATTCAAGAGAAGACTTTAAAGAATCCCACGAACTTAAAGATTCTCGAAGTTCAATGTCTTTTGCATCAATGCTGTTTAAATGTTCAGACGCTTTTTGTATGTAAGCATCTAACTTTTGCATCTTTTCTTCTATTTCAGCTTTCTTTTCTTCGCCGTCTTCCTTAAGTTTTTCATTGAGATTCTTAAGTTCGTTTTGCGAATTTTGTATAGTTCTTTCTAATACTGAAAGCTCTGTCAAGATGCTGTCAGCTTGTTCTTTTAGAACCTTTATCTGATACCTTACTTTCCATTTAATAGAGCCCAATATCTCCAATCCAAAAAGTCTGTCTATGATCATGCGTTTATCATGGACCCTCATAGATATAAAACTTTTGAAATCATTTATGGAAAGACTTATCATATTATTGAAAACATAAAAAGGTATTCCTAAGATTTCATCCTCAAGAAATTCTTGCATGTTTTTCTTTCCTGCTTGGTCGTATTCTATACCGTTTACAAACAGTTTGAATATGTTAGGAGCAATACCTCTCTCGATAGTCACCAATGTAGTTGGGTTCTTTTCAAGATTAATTCTACAGAAAGCGTTTCCGTTGAAACGATTAGGTATATCCCGTAAGTGCTTGTTATCAAGTTTACCGTAAAGACCAAACTTAATTACATCGGATATGGTACTTTTACCTGCACCGTTAGAGCCAACAATTAGATAAAAGTTACCCTGTTGATCGTCAAAGGCTATCTTCTGGGTGTTATTTCCATAAGACCCGAAGTTTCTCCATTCTATACTAGTTATTTTCATAGGATTTCTTTTCTTCCATTTCTCTAAGAGCTTCATGATAGAAGCGATTGCTTACTTCTTTCAGCTTTTCTTTAATATGTTCTGTGTATGGTAAACCATCTACATAATTTTCTATCATTGTTAATAGACTTATTTCTTGCGATAAACCATCTTCTCCAATATCTTCAACAGACTCGGACTCTTCATCAGTTATGATAACGTGATTAATTCTTCTATAACCTGTGAAGTTCTCAATAAAGGTTGAAAACGGAAACTTAAGAGACCACTGTGGTGTGATTAAGATATCGACAAAGTTGTTGTGGAAAAGTTCTTGTAGTTCATCAATACTTTTTTCCATGATCCATTCTAATCTGTACTTTAAAAATTTAGGAGAAACTACATTTTCCCAACATTGCTCTTCATCAGTTTCAAGATCATATAGCCACACTGCTTTGGTGTTACCCATATCTGAACGAGTAAGTTCGTAAGGAGTACCAAGCATTCTTAGGTTCTTGAGTTTCTGAGCAAAATGTATATGCCCTGAATAGACTCTTCTATAACCTGTAAAAATCTCGATGTCATTACCGTCTTCTATCTTTGTGTATCGATTAAAAGACAGACCTTTCACATCAGCATGACAAAACATAACATCAGCGGAGTTCTTAGGGTCTTTAACAATCTCTGAAAGATCATGGTGATCTTCAACCCAAGGAAGAAAAAACATTTTCTTTCCACTTAGAGTTTTAACCATTGTTGGCTCTTCAAAGACAGTTATGTTTGACATGTGTTTGAATATCTTCATGGAATTAATCTCATTTGAGTACTTCATAAAGATATCGTGGTTTCCTACGATTGTATAAACAGGCATGATTTCTGTGATAGCCTCCATGATATGAATTGCTTTATTCATAACATAAAGATTAATTGACTGTCTTGAGTCAAATGTATCACCACAGTGAACGACAATGTCACCAGGCTTACCGTGTTCTTTGAGAAGCGGAATAAACTGATTCATAAAGAAGTTCTCTATGATGTCCATCCACTCTC